TTGCAAAACCTCTATAACCTCTTCTTTTAAAATGATATAATAATCTAGGTTTATTATTTTCTGCTAATATAGGCATACCATAAAAAACACAAGCCATTAAAACATCTTCAAAAAATATCTCTGCTGTTTGAGGTCTTGCTATATATTCTAAAAAAAAATGATCAGCTGGAGCATTTTCCATACTAAATTTAGTAAGACCATGTAAAGAACCGTTAGAACCTCGCTTGTCTACTGTACCTGATATATCATATGGATCACAACCAAATGCACCTATATGTTCATTACCAGGATATTTAATACCATTTTTCTCTATGTATCTGTTTTGCAAATTGTAATCTGGTATCCATGTTATAAAAAACCTACCTTGATTACTTGGAGCAAATATTACTCTTGTATCTTTTATACCGTTTTCCCATAAAAAATTACCTTGAGTAACTAATGTTTTATTATTTTCATCTTCATTAAAATCTATTTGTTGATATATTTTAGTTAGATTAAATAATGATGATTTAGACTCATCTCTAAACGCGTGCTTTTCGGTTCTTGGAAATTGTCTATAAAATTCATTTAAAGCATCTTGATTTTCTTTTAAACCATCAACTTCATTTTCCCAATACTCTATTACACCTAAATCTATAAATTCGCCTTGCGGTCCTTGTACTTCTGTTTCTGGAGTGTCGAAGACAGGTAACCCATAAGAATCAATGTATCCTTCGTAGTTCCATTCCATAGGTATGAACAAACTATATAATCCCGAACTAGTCTGTCCGTTGCGGTTTCTTTTGGTAACATCTGATTCATCATATAATTTTTTAAAGTTTCTACCACCTTTATCTAAAGCGTTTGATGTTGATCCCATCATACACTTACCAATAATTTTACTCCCTAATCTTAACGTGGTTTTCGTAACCCTCCAGTTGTTGAGGATGTTATTGGGCTTCTCCCACTTCCCCGACTCATCATGGACGAGGAGCTTGAGTTTCTCCCCATCGTAGGAGTTATCACCGGTGTTCTTCCAATCGATGGTGGTGTCAAGTCCCTGGAGATCCTGTAAGGTTTCGTCGGCATCGGTGGTAATGGTGATGGAACGTCTGGTAAATTTGGAGGCTGGGACACGGTAGGCAAGCTCGGTCTTTGGACGGTCCATTCCGTCCTGGGTCGGTTTGAAAAAGAAGGGATAATTAACTGATATGGGTACCACCTTATCTGTGAACATCTTCTTGGCATCAGGTCCAGACTTGGATAATATACCATACCTGGAGTCACTTGATATGGTTGCCAAGTTAACCACCTCTCCTGAGGCCATGAAAGAAAACCCGGACCGCCTATTCTTAAGGTAACACATCCCATAGGATCGTGAATCTGCCTTACAAGCTTCCCAGAAAATAAAGAATAATCTATTTGACTCCCTAAAGTCTGGTGCCCCGACGTCAATCTTAGACCACTGCAAGTACATGTAATGAGTACCAGTAATGTAAGTAGGAACGTCTTTGTTATAAAACCAAAAACCTTCTTCCCTACGGGTAAACTCATTATCGATGTAATCATACCATTTTGTTTTAAAATCTTCTGGATATTGCCTCCAGTCGAATACTGTTTTTATTCTTGATAAAGCTTTAGGATATTCAAACTTAGTCCATTTATTATCTTTAAACTTATGTATATCTCTAGCTTTAGGCAAAGCTATTTTTAAATTTTGTATTTCATATATTTCACCTATTTCACCTGTTTTACTAATAACTACAATATCATGTTCTTTATTATAACCATATTTCCATTTTTTATAACGGTTCATACGGTTGATAATTTTAGGTTTTATATGATTATCAATTACTTTATATAAACTCTGCTTGTACATTACTTAGCTCTTCTTTCTGCAAAACCCTTAAAAGTTGTATCTTTTTTAACCTCTTGCTTTGGTTTATCATCTAACATATTTTGCTCTTCTTCAATACGATTAAGTATTTCAAGAGCATCAAATATAGCTAGCTTTTTAGTAGCTGCAGCGTTTTTAAGTCTATCTGCGGAAATGTCAGGTCCAAAATCTATAATAGGTTCTTTAGCAACTTTAATTAACTCTTTAATTGCTATTCGCCCAGCTTGGATTATATTCTTCTTCGTTTCCTTTGTACTCATATTTAATTACAATATCATTTGATTTCATACAATATATTCGCTTACCATTAATAATAAACTCCCATTCACGACCTGGTTTATAGCCAATCAGATCTCCTGGGTTAATATCGCATGCTTCTAATTCATTATTACCTATTTTAACTATACCAACACATTTCTTTTCTATATCAGTTGTTAAATCATCAGTATCTTTAATAGGCATTATAAAGCATCTATCAAATAATGGTAACCAGTTTTCACCTTTTTTATGTAAATATATTTGATCTGGTTTACATAAAAATAAATCTTCTTTGAAATATTGACTACTATTTCTTTGATTACCTCTTACATCATACCATCTTCTAAAAATATTATGATGTACTATTATTTCTTCGCCTACTTTTATACCAAAGTCATAAGCCGTAGGTGTTGCAACAACTACAGCGTTTCGACTTACTAATCTATGATCTTCAATGTTTGAATTTACTATAAGTGTTTTATCACCTACTTTTATCTTGTTATTATACCTTTCATCTTTAGGTTTTATAACAAAATCATATATTCCTTTCATTAATATTCTAAATCATACTCTACTGAAATAGCCATATTAGAATTAAATTTTTTCCAAGGCATAACTTCAGAATCTTTCTTTATAAATATATTATAAGAATTATCTTTTTGATCTAGTTTTATCGCGTTTATAGTATGACCACCATATACTTGTTGGCCTACTGAATAATGCATTGCATCATTCTTATAATCAGCGCCAATACTGATCTTTCTTATAACAGAATTCATTACTCTTCTTCTTTCTTCTCTACTTCAGTATAAGAACCATCTGATAAGTTAATATTGACTTGACCATATTTTTCTTCTAATACTTTTTTAAGATCTTCAAGAATAACTAAATCTTTACCATAAGCTTGCTTTAGTTCTTCTTTTCTAATATCTAGCGCACCTAAGTCTACTAAATATTGTTGAAGTTTACCAGTTTTTTCTTTAATATCTGTTAATTCCTCTTCTGTTACTTTTTTAATTTCTTCTGACATTTGATTAAATTTTAATTGTTATTACTATATGTATAGTTACTTATAAATATACACTTTTACTTTTTAAATATATTACTCGCCTTTTCCGTCGTTCGACCTCCGAAATAGGCTAATACGACAGCCATCATGACCTTCTCGAAAGTATCATTCCATAATTCATTTATATGAAATGGTATAGTTTCAACACTGTCTAATATACCTGCAAAAGAAAATACAACAATACACCATACTAAGACTAATGGACGTACATTTTTGGACATCCAAGAGTCTGACATAGAATCCGCCTGCCATCTTGATGTAATAGCTTCGATTTCTTTTGTTTGTTGTTCGTAGATTATTTGTTGTAATTTTATCTTGTCGTCTGCTGGAGCATCAGCTTTAGTAATAGCTTCTATTGCTTCTTTCGGCGAAGTTACACCTTGTAATACATTTCCTAATGTAGGATTAATTACAGATGCTGCGCCAAACAATAATTGCCCAACGGTTGTATCTTTAAATTTCTTTTTACTCATGATTTTCTATATGCTTCTGCTTCCCAAGGTAAATTTTTTGCGCCTTCGTCCATCTTAGATCTTGGATATACTTTTCCTTTCCAATATACATTATCATCGTCATAATCGAGATCACCTCTTTTAACTTGATCAATATGCACCTCTTCATGATCTACAACTTTTTGCATATTATCAGGGTCTACATCCTTATCAACTAATATAGTTCCGTTTTTATTACCTTTACCCATAACGCCTTCTTCTAAATCTCTAATATATATAGGTGAATTTTTTTTAAACGGAGGTGTTAATTTAAAAGCCATAATATTTATGGAGCAATTGGTTTATTTGCCATTACGTCATCATAACTAGCTGCGCCTAGTATTGGTTTAGCTACTATACCTGCGCCTTTTGCTTTTTTGACATTTTTTGCAACTTTACCAAGTTTCATAACTTTACTACCTTTATCTAAAGCTTGAACTGTATCAACTGCTTTAGGTATTACTTTAGATGCAAGTTTAGTACCACTTACACCTTGACCTACACCAGGAATCATTGCTAAGCCAGCTAAACCCGCGTTGCCTATATATTTACTGGTATCACCACCTGTAACAGCGGCAACACCTGCTCGACCTAAATTAAGAAGAGTGTTAGCTGCATCAGGTATTATTCCAAAACCTGGAACTAAACCAGCAACAGTTA